GAGATTGATAATACGACCCCATTAAATAATTAAATTATGGCAATAAAAAGCACAACAATAGACGGAACAAAAATAGTTTGTGAAATAGAATCGAGTAATATGAAAGCAACCATTTATGATAGTGATAAAAATACACTTGTGGTTGAATTTAAAAACGGGATGAAGTACGAATATGATGAGGTACCCCACAACATATATGCTCAATTCAGATTATCAGAATCTCAAGGGAAGTTTTTCAATTCTAAGATATCTAAAACATATAAATACAAAAAATTGGATAATTAAAAAGTACACCATATTTATATTTACATGTCTAACACTCAAAAAATAATAAATAGTTTTTATCTACAAGATGAGTTAAATCCAGAAATATGGGATTCACCTGAACACCCAAAATCTGCCAAGTTAAAACCCGAAATCAGAAATAGACTATTAAAAGTCGCTCAAATTTTTATAGATTATTTGGATGATGATTTTTTTGTACACGATATAATTTTTATTGGATCATTAGTTGGATACAATTGGAGTGAGTTTTCAGATTTTGATATTCATATTTTATACGATTCAAGTGAATTCAGTGGTGACGTTGAACTACATAAAGAACTATTTAGACTTAAAAAGACGGTATTCAATGCTGCTCACGATATAAGAATCAAAGGGTATGAAACTGAGTTATTCGCTCAAGACACTAACGAACCAGAAAAAAGTGCCGGATCATACTCAATTTTAAACAATGAATGGATTAGAATTCCGGAAAAGGAAAACTTCACAATCGACGAAAAAAAATTAAAAGATAAATCCCAACAATGGATGGATATTATTGATGGAGTTTTAGAGAATGCTGAAGATGAAGATTTAGAGGATGCTATCAAACTTGTTAAGAAGTATAAGGAAAAAATAAGAAAGTATAGAACCTGCGGTTTAAAAAAAGAAGGTGAGTTTTCTTATGAGAATTTAGTGTTTAAATTCCTAAGAAGAAACGGTTATATCAGTAAATTAGAGAACTTCAAAAACAAAATTGCAGATAAAAAATTATCATTAGAGCAAGAAAATTTTGAATAATTAGTAAATTACTAAATTACAATATATTTATATATAAAAAAATATGCCAACAACAGCTTGTACCGACAATTATTATAATACCGTTTTGGTGGGTTACGTACCTGGCACCGGTAATACTACGGGTAATATAGTAACATTTAAAACCCCTAAACCCGAATGGACAGACGAAACAGGACAACAATCAAAACAATGTAATGGTGTTGCTCTTGGTGGCTTTGATGGACTAAACAATTAAAAAATAAAATAAAATGGCAGATTTAAGACCCTTAGGTAGTGAAAAATTACAAGGTATGGATAAAATAAAACGTATGATGGAAATTGCACGTTATAATGAAGCACCTAAACAGGAAATTAACGAACTTTCAACTACGAACTATACTATTAAATTATCTGATGGTAATACATATGCTATAGTAAAAGAAAAATTAGGGTATATCATTAAAAATGGTTTAAATGAATCAACTTTTGAATATTCAGAACCTATTAGACATAGAAAATACTATCGTTCATATTCTGAAGCGATGAAAAAACTAAACCTAATGGTTGTTGAAATTAATAGAACTACAGGTTTTGAGGAAAACGTACCACTTATCGGAGAACAACAATCTGATACAAAAAAAAAATTCATTTTAAAAACACCTAAACCAAAAAACGACGCTTCAATACCCTCACCGGTAGCCGCGTCTGAACCACCAATGGCTCCACCAATGGCTCCAACACCACCTGCTGATGATATGGGAACAACTCCACCACCAGCTGATGATATGGGAACGCCACCAGCGGACGATATGGGAATGCCACCAGCAGATGATATGGGTGTTCCTCCTTCTGATGATATGGGAATGCCACCAGCAGATGATATGGGAATGGATCCTTCTGATGATATGGGTGAAGACGATGAGGAAGCTCAAGGACCAATGGGGTTAAAGTCAATTCAAAAATTGACAGGAAAGTTAAGTCAAAAAATTAGAGCCTTCGATAAAGAAAAAGGTTTAGATTCTCAAGACATTAAATACGTTTTAAACTCAATCATTTCGGCTTTAGATTTAGAGAATTTAGATGAAGACGATAAAGATGACGTTCTTTCAAAATTTGATGAGTCAGATGAATATGGCGAAGAAGGACCTGGAGACTTAGATTTTAAAGACACAGATACGGAAATGGGTGTGGAAGGTGATGAACCTACCGACGAAGAGTACCCACAACCACCAGTTAGTGAATCTTCAGTAGATAAGGTTTTAAATGGTTACTTCAATATTAAATCAAATGAAAAACCACTAATAGAAGAAAAAAGAAAAAAAGATTATTTAAAAAACAAATTAAATAAACTATCAGTTAAGTCTGAAATCGGAAGACTTAGTGAAAGTGATTCACAATCGGACGCAGCATTATCCATTATGGAAAACTATGAAGGAGCTAAGTTCATTGGAAAAACAAATAAAGATAATTTAATATTTGTGATTGAAGATAAACAATACAAAGTAACACCAGCAGGTAGAATTTTATGATTTTAGTTTATGTAAATGAGTTAGGACCAAACTATAAAGGTGATAATATATATGAATTTATATTTTCAGATTTAGATGATGTTTGGGGTGAAGATTGGGATTCGGAACCAGCAGCTGGGAAACCGTTACCTCCAGAAATGAATTACATAAAAAAAGTTGGAGTTTTAAAGAACTCAGAAATTGAGTTAAACCTTATACAAAATTCAGATTTTTTTGGGGTTTATGATGCAATTGATGGGGTTATATCGTTGGCGTGGGAAAGATCCGATAGTGATGATATATTAATACATAAAAGAAAACGATTGGTATTTCAATATGGAGATAGTGTTGAAATAGTTGAGAATAAATTATACGAAAGAGATATCGTATTAAAATGGGAAAAAAACTTAGTACAAGATGAAACATATGAATCCTAAATTAGCAAAACTTCTTCACGAAGGTTTTTCAATTAATACACTTGAGTCGTTAAATGATGATCAATTGAATGTGTTATATGAGAGGGTTAAAAAATCAAATGGTGAAACTAAAGAGGAAACCACCACAACAATAAAGAAATTTAATTTAGGTGATAAAGCCGATAAAGATAAGTTTTTAGATGCGACTAAAGTTGTTGCGGATAAGAATAAAGTTAATTTTGATCCAACAACGGACACAGCAACAGTCGGGGAAATGGAAATGACAGAAAAGGCATTATCTAAAAAACAACAAGAATTCTTCGGACTTGTTAGAGGAATGCAAAAAGGAGATATTCCAAAAAAAGGTAAAGCTGGTGAAGCAGCAAAAGAAATGAAAAAGAAAGATGTGAAAGATTTCGCATCAACAAAACACAAAGGGTTACCAACTAAAGTTAAAGAAAAGGATAACGTAAAAAAATTAGAGGAAAGTATTTTACGTTTAGTTGAATCGCATTTACCTCCCCACACAACTAAAGGGGAACTTTTAAGTGTGATAAATAAAAAAAAGTGATGAATGAGTCTTACAAGGGAGCAAGCATTATTAGAATACGCTAAATGTGTAAAAGATACCCCTTACGCACTTAAAACTTATTTACAAACTTACGATAATACCCAATCACAATACGTACCCTTAGAGTTATTTAATGATCAAGTAACGTTAGTTAATGACTATGATACTTGTGAAGAGAATATCGCATTAAAATACAGACAAGCGGGGGTATCTACCGTAACGTCCGCATGGGCATCCAAGAGATTGGTATTCGCCAGTAAAAAGAAACCTGAAAAAATTCTAATCATTGCAAACAAAATGGATACCGCCCAAGAGATGGGAAATAAGGTTCGAGCGTTTGTTGATCAATGGCCAAAATGGTTGGGTGTAGGGTTTTCTGTAGAAAAAAACTCCCAGAGACATTTTAAACTAACTAACGGTTGTGAAGTAAAGGCGGTTGCAACATCTAAAGATGCTTTACGTGGATATACCCCAACGATATTAATATTCGATGAGGCGGCATATATCAATGCTGATGAGGACTTTTGGTCAGCCTGTATGGCTTCCCTATCAACGGGGGGTAAAGTTATCGTAATATCAACACCAAATGGATTTGACCCGATTTACTATTCAATTTATAGTCAAGCGGTAAAAGGAATGAACGACTTTAAGATTACAGAAATGTATTGGTTTAGGGATCCGAGATATTCTAAAGATTTAAAACTAATTAAATGTAATGATATTATTCATTACATGCTAAATAGAGGTGATTACGTCGATTCCGATATCACATTAGACTATAGTAACATTAAAGTTAGTGATCGTGATTTTAAAGACATAAAAAATAGAATAGAAAACGAAGGATATAAAGCCTATAGTTCGTGGTTTGAGTCCATGGCTAAAAAGTTAAAATTCGATAAAAGAAAAATATCACAAGAGCTGGAATGTGTCGATGGTAATACATTGGTTACCGTAAAAGATACAATAACCGGTGACATTAAGAAAATTAAAATTTCAGAATTATATGAAATCATTTAGTAGATTTTAGTTTTTGCATAAGTTTTCACATATTTATATATGTGAACTCTTTAGATAAAATAAAAACGGATATTATTAATACTGGATATATGTCCGATATTACGATCGGTACTTATTTCCATATGAAATATAAAGAACTTTATAAAAAAATTTTAGAGGTGACAAAACCCCTTGAAGTAACATATAAAGTTAATATATTATTTAGAGGTAGAGTTTTGTTTTTAATAAAATATGATTGTGATTTATCAAAAATTACGAAAAAAGATAGTTACCTAACTTTTGATAGAAAAATTGATGATTTTACCGATAAAACACATAATTCCACTAAGTTAGGTTGGGATAAAATAAAAAAAAATTTAGAGAATATTGAAGTTTACCAGTTTATTGAAACTCAAAAATTAGTTAAAAATATGTTAGACGATGACATATTTGGTAGAGCTAAAAATAGAACTTTAATTAGTAAAAACCCAAAACTATATAATAGTATTTTATTTCATTCAAAAGATTTAGAAAAATTTGACAAAAATAATAATAAATTCCCCTCAAAAATAATCTTTATTAGAGATTATAATTCTGAAATTAACAAATTATTATGTGAAGATTGTCAGACAAATTACGTCACTTATAATATAAAAACCCGTAATTTTAATAAAAAGTGTAAAAAATGTTATTATAAGACTGACGATTTTTATCCGCAAATAGGTTTTTTTAAAAAAAATTATGGTGATAATTGGGAAAAATTCTATAAAAAAGATAGGGTAAATATTAAAAATAAAAAAGTTAATAGTCTTGAGTGGTTTATAAAAAAATATGGTGATAACGATGGTTTAAGTAAATATAATGTATATTATAAACAAAGGGTTGATAATATAATTAACTTATCCATAAATTCATATTCCAAGATATCACAAGAATTATTTTGGTTAATTTATAATAGTTTATCGGATGATGAAAAAACTAATTGTTATTTTAAAGAATTAAATATGGAAGTTTTTATTAATAATAATAATAAAACACATATACCTGATTTTATTTTTAAGAATAAAATAATAGAATATGATGGAACATATTGGCATAATAAAAACAAAGATGAACTTAGAAATTTGTTCTATTCTAATAATGGATATGATTTATTAATTATATCCGATAATGATTTTAATCGTCAAAAAAAACCTAAAGATGTTGTTGATAAATGTGTTAATTTTTTAAGAAATGAAAAATAATAATCGTTATATGATTTTAAGCCCTGAAGGGTTTGTTAATTTTGACGGAATTCAAAAATTAAATAAAAAAACTAGAGAAATTATTTTTAATAATAATATAACTTTAAGATGTAGTTATAATCATAAAATTTTTAATTTTGACGGTGAAGAAATATTAACTAAAGATATTAAAATTAACGATAAAATTAAGTCCCACGATGGTTCTTTAGAAGTGATAAACATCATTGAACACGAATATGAAAGTGAAGTTTATGATGTCATAAATGCTGGTGAATCACATTTATATTACACTAACGATATTATATCCCATAATTGTAACTTTTTAGGTTCTGGGGATAGTGTTATCCCTTCTGAAACTATGAAAAAAATAAAGGAAAACCACATTAAAGAACCCATAAACAAACATATGGGTGGGGCTCTTTGGCAATGGAAAGAACCGGTGGCTGGTCACAGATATATTTTAGGGGCTGACGTTTCTCGTGGTGATAGTGAGGATTTTAGTACCTTATGTATTATTGATTTTGACGCTAGGGAACAGGTATTAGAATATATCGGTAAAATTCCCCCTGATGTGTTGGCTGAAATTGCTTTTAAATGGGGAACTATGTATGGGGCTTTTATTGTTACAGACATCACTGGAGGTATGGGAGTTTCCACTTCAAGAAAATTACAAGAATTAGGATATAAGAATTTATACGTCGATGGGGTTAACCCAGCAGATAAATGGAAATGGGATCCAAAAAACCAAGATAAGATTCCAGGAATTAACTTTAACTCAAAACGAGTTCTAATCGTTCAAGCATTAGAGGAGGCATTAAGATTTGATTTCTCCATGAGATCTCAAAGATTATTTAACGAACTAAATACTTTTGTGTATGTGAACGGTAGACCCGATCACCAAAAAGGGCAACACGATGATTTAATTATGGCAATAGCCATGGCAATATATGTCGGTGAAACCTCATTTGCACAATTAGAAAAAGCAACAGAACAAACAAAGACACTATTGGACTCTTGGACTACAGATAGTAATACGTTTGCTGACTCCCATCAAAATTTTAACCCCGGAATACCTGTTGATCCGTACGGTAGTTATGGACAACAAAGGAACGCCATAACTAAAAGCGACTATGAGCAGTATTTATGGTTATTCGGAAATAAAAGAGTTTAATTTTATTATTTCCGCACTACTTTTAAAATAAAAACAATTATGGCACAAGAGAAATTTACGGTTTGGCAAAGGTTAGGTAGAGTGTTTGGACCGAATGCAACTTTAGATCAACAATCCCCCGTATTTAAATTTGATAAGAAAGAACTTTTAAAAACGACAGATAAGCAGGAATACGAGACTGAAAAACTGCAAGCTCAGCAAACCATGTATATCGGTAAGCAATGGCAAAAAGTCGAAAGCAATCTATACCAACAGGCGGTTTATTATGAACCAACACGGATGGCATCATATTATGATTACGAAAGTATGGAATATTCTCCTGAAATTTCGGCAGCATTAGATATATATGCTGAAGAATCCACAACTCCCGACCAAGACGGACATATCATTAAAATTTATTCAGAATCAAAAAGAATAAAACAAGTCTTAACGGATTTATTTGTTTCCAAACTTGATATAAATACGAACTTACCCATGTGGACAAGAAACACATGTAAATTTGGTGATAATTTTATTTATTTAAAGTTAGACACTGAAAAAGGTGTGGTTGGTTGTCAACAATTACCAAATATCCAAATAGAGAGACTAGAGAGGGGTATGAGATTCCAACCCGATAAGTATTCTCAGGAAATGGAGAACGACGCATTAAAATTCGTTTGGAAAGAGAAGAACATGGAATTCAACACTTGGGAGGTTGGACACTTTAGATTATTGGGTGACGATAGAAAATTACCATATGGCACATCTATGTTAGAAAAGGCAAGACGTATTTGGAAACAATTATTACTTTGTGAAGATGCGATGTTAATATATAGAGTTTCTAGGGCTCCCGAAAGAAGGGTATTCAAGGTGTTTGTGGGTAACATGGACGATAAAGATGTTGATGCTTACGTACAAAGAGTTGCAAGTAAGTTTAAAAGAGATCAGGTTGTTGATAATAAAACGGGTAATGTCGATATGAGATATAATCAATTGGCAGTTGATCAAGATTTCTTTATCCCTGTTCGTGATCCCGCAGCAACAAACCCTATCGAGACATTAGCTGGAGCACAAAACTTAGCTGAAATTGCGGATATTGAATACATACAGAAAAAACTTGTAACCGCTCTAAGAATACCTAAGGCATATTTAGGGTTTGAAGAAGCTATCGGAGGTGGTAATAATTTATCATTACTCGATATCCGTTTTGCTAGAACAATCAATAAAATTCAAAAATCAATGTTAGCTGAATTAAATAAAATAGCAATTATTCATTTATTTTTATTGGGGTTTGAGGATGAATTAACGAATTTTAGTTTAGGACTTAACAATCCATCTAAACAGGGTGAACTATTATCACTTGAGGTGTGGAAAGAAAAGATATTACTTTACAAGGATGCGGTTGCTGAGATACCTAATTCAGTTGGTGCCGTATCAGCATCTTGGGGTAAGAAACATATTTTAGGTTTCTCTGATGAGGAGATTAAACTTGATATACAACAACAACGAATTGAAAGGGCGGTATCTGCAGAATTAGCTAAAACTGCTGAGGTAATAACTAAAACGGGGTTATTCGATAATATAGATAAACTTTATGGTACTAAGGTTGCTGCACCAGCACCCGAAGGTGCACCATCAGAAGATGGGGGGGGACCATCCGAAATGGGAGGATTAACACCACCACCATCTGGAGGCGAAGAACCGGCACCACCACCTGAAATGGGGGGATTAACACCTGAAAGATTAGTGAGAAATGATTTAAATATTCTCTTAGAGGAAACATTAATAAACGGATCAGACTACATGGATTTATCTAAAGGTAGAGTTTCTTTAGGGTTAATCGATGAAAAATTGAGACAAATGCTAGATAAGTAATATTTATATATAAAACATTATGAATACATTTGGTACAATTAAAACGAAAATAGAAAACGTAGCCGTAGAATTAGCGAAAGACAAATCCTTCAAAAGATTTATTTTTGAATTTAATGGATTGGTTTTAAACAATAAAGACATATCTGAGTTGTATTATATCTACGATGATTTATCTTCAAATAGAGGGGTACCTGTAGATTTGGTTAATGATTATATAAACGAATCTATCGAGTATTCACAAATACTATTAGAGAGCCAAACAAAAAATATTAGTAATTTAAATAATTGGATTAATTCTTGGGATAATA